GGTTCGGCGCCGGAGCCGACGGTGAGCCGCCGCCCGCGAACCCGAGCGGGGCGAACCATTCGCGCGGGATCGCCTTCCGGTTCATGGCATACATGAGCTGCGGCGAATAGTAGTCCGTGGCGTTCGCGTTCAGCACGAACTCCTTGGGGGAGAGCGCCGCCCGGATCTTGTCGCCGATGGTCGAGCCGGGGCCGGTCAGGTATCCCGTCATGCGGGGGTAGCCACCGCCCGCGAGCCCGAGGTCGTCGCCCATGTACCCGCCGGATGCGCGCGGGGCGTCGTAGCCCGAGCGGTGGTAGATGCTCGCCGGCACCGACGTGCTGAGCCGGATCGTCGCCGTCCGTGACTGGATCGACGCGATGACCGCATTGACCTCCTGGTAGACGGGGTCCGAGTTCAGCCGCAGCGTCATCGCCAAGTCGTAATTGCGGACGACCTCCTCGATGGTCGTCTTGCCCGCCGCCAGTTCGGCCTCGATCTTCGCCACCGTGTCGGCGCCCGCCACCTGCCCCAGCGCGGCCAGTACCGCAGGCATGTCGGCCACGCCCTCGATGAAGCTGTTCTGCGAGTCGACACCGCCCTGAGCCATGAGCGCGATGATCTCGGCCAGTTCGGCGTCGGTGGAGTCGACCATGAGTTGCAGTAGCCCGGCGTATTCCGGCCCGAGCGCGGCAAGCTCGGTCAGCACGTCGTCGGGGACACGCCCCGCGAGGCCGACGATGTTCTCGCGCCAGTTCTGCTGGGCCTCGACCATGCGCTGCAATTCGGCGATGTAGTCGTCGGCAGAGACTTCCTCGTAGAAGTCCTCCCACGAGTCCTTGGTCGTCTTGGTTGCCGCGGCGGCCTCGTCGGCCAGTTCGCGGTTCTTGGCGATCGCGGCGTCATAGGCGCCCGTCGTGGAGAACAGGGACTCACCAGCGGCCTTGATGCTGCCTGCGAGCTCGGCGTAAGCCTGCGCACCCTCCTCGGAGGCGTTGGCACCGTTGCGGGCTGCGTAGGTCCACTCCTCATACGCGAGCGTGACGGACTCGACCTGCGGCACGAGATCCTTCTCGAGCGCCTCAGCCGTGGTCTTGACGCCCTCGGCTGTCATCACCAGCCCGTCGGGCAGGCGGCCGGCCATCACGTCGGCGATGGCGCGGGCGTTGATCTCCACGTCGCCGCCGGCGGCCTCAAGATCCTTGAGCGCGTTCTCGGCGTCCTTCGCGGACTGCGGCAGGATGCGGCCGATCTCCTCGGAGGCCACGCCGGCGCGCTGCATGTCGCGTACCAGTTCGCCCAGCCTGTCGGCCGCCTCCTCGGGGGCCAGTTGCTTGAACGCCTCGTCGGCCTTGCCCAACTGCTCCTCGATGGCGACAAGGTCGTCATAGGTGCCGGGATGGAACACGGAGCGCTCAGAGAGCGGAGTGGACGCGATGCGGGCGAGCGCGCCCTCCAGGTCGTTGATGTTCGCCAGCGGATCGGCAAGCCAGCGCTTGCCGCCCTCGGTGCTGGTGCCGAACAACTCGTCCCATGCGTCGCCCGAGTCGCGGGCGCGTTCGAGCGCGGCCACGATGTCGTCGATGGACGCGGGGATGGGGGTCAGGTCGGCGTTGAGCTTCTGGGCCGCCTCGCCAGCGACAGCGATGGCGGCGAGCATCGGAGCCACCCGCGCAACAGCGCCGAGCCCGCGCGCCACGCCGGGGGAGACTTGCGCGAGGTTCGCAAACGCGCCGTGGAGCTCCACCAGCTTCGGGACGGCCATGAGCACGCCGCCCGTGCCCAAGAGGCTCACCCCCGCGATGGCGGACAGCCCGAACGCGAAGTCCTTGGTTGGCTGATCCATCGCCTGAATCTGGCGCAGCATGTCGGCCAAGCCGTTCGTCATGTCGACCAGCCAGCCGCCGCCATTGGGGTCGACAGCGCCCTCCATGAGCGAGGCTGACAGGTCACGCCACGCCGCCTTGACGCGGTCGAACGCACCCTCCATCGTCGACTTCACGTTGGCCGACGCGCCGCCGAAGCGCTCCTGCATCCCGGCAGCCAGTGCGTCGAGCGCGGTCTGTGCGTCGAGCGCCCCGTTGCTGATGTCGTCGCGGATCTCGGCGCCCGTCTTGCCCATCTGGGAACCGATCAGGGTCGCCGCGTCGACACCACGCTGGCCGAACTGCATCAGGTCGACCGCGCTGACCTTCGCTGCCGCCTGAATCTGCGAGAAGATGCGCGTCAGCTCGGCGATGTCCTGGTTGCTGCCACCCGTGGCCGCAACCGCCTCATTGATCGCCGACAGGTACGGGATGACCTTCTCGGTCTCGATGCCGAAGCCGATCATCTGCCGCTGGGCGTCGAGGAACACGGCCTTGGAGAACGGCGACGTGCGCGCGAATTCGTCCAGCTTGTCCATCTGCGCGTTCGCGGCCTCAGCGCCGCCCAGCATCGTCCGCAGCGCGGCCCGCGAGGTCTGCTGGAGCGTGTTGTACTCGATACCAGTCTTTGCGATCAGGGCGTTTACGCCCGTGATCGCAGCGCCAGTGCCCGCCATGGCGGCGCCCGCGGTGCGCCACGCCTCGCTTTGGAGGCGCGCCGACTGCACCAGGCGGCCCATCGTCGTGTTCGCGGCGCCGGCAGAATCGCCGGACTTCTTCACCACGTCGTCGAGCGACTTGGCCGCCCTGCCCATCTCGCGCTCGAAGTCGTTGACCTCGGCCCGCAGGCGAACGACGATAGACCTGTCAGCCACGCCGGAACTCCGATCTACTACAGTGAGCGCATGACAAACGAGCCATTGACGCGGATGGGATGGTTTGCGCGGCTACTCGTCGGCTCGGCGCTGACACTCGGGCTCGCCTTCGTGGCGTTCGGGATCGCGCTCCAACTGCCGCTCATCCTCGGCGCCGTCGGTGTTGCGGTCGGCACGATGGACGTGCTCGCCCGAGACGCCTAGTCGTCGGCCTCGTCGAACACCACGTAACGCAACTCGCCCGGCTCCGGCTCGGGATTGTCCTTGGCGAAGTCATCCATCGCAGCCTTGCCGTCACAGAACGCCTGCTTGACCTTCGCATGTCCGTCCGACGTAAGCATCTCGTCGGCGTAGCCGCCGCACACACCACACGGGCACTTGGACGCCTCATGCAGCGTCAGGGCGATCATCAGCAGCCGGTCGGCCTCCGATAGAGCGTCGCCCACGCTGGAGACGCCACCCAGGATCTCGGTAGGGCGGCGTTTCCAGTCTCGGGCGGTGGTGAGCGCGTCCAGCACCCACCGGTTACGGTCTAGTCGGAGGCATCGGGCAAAAAACGCGGCTGGATCTGCGACCGCGGGCGGACATCGAGCGCGACCAGGACGCCGGCAAGCTCGTTGAGCTCCGGGCCGTGCGTCTTCCGGAAGCGGCGCAGGTCGTCGACCGTCACCTTCGGGGCCACGATGTGCCCGGCGATGAACGCCAGATTGAAGCCCTCAGACTCCGTATTGCCGTCGTGCTCCTTCTCGAGCGCCTCCCGCCAGTCGGCGGTTCGGGCCTCGAGGTGGAACGTCAGCCGGTCGTCGACCTTGTACTGCGCCGTGGCCGGGGCTGCGCCCTCCAGCCATGACGCGAAGTCGAACTCCTCCGGCGTCGGGCCAGCCACCGAAACGTCGTCGCCGGCCACCGAATCGTCATCAATCTTGGGCATGGGTGCTCCTTCATGGGTTCGTCACGGGTGTGCGGGTGGAGCCCCCGCCGCCCACACCCATGAAGAGGCGGCGGGGGAGTCTGGGGCTAGATGCCGGCGGCGACCGTCTTGTACAGCGCCGCGTCCTGCACCTGACCGGGCACGATCCGCTTCACCCAGCCGCCGCGATCCGTCGGCCGCTGCGGGTTGTCGGTGATGAAGTGGTACACGCTGTACACGTCACCAGCGGCCCACGGCTCGGACTCGAGCTTGCCCTCACGCTCCGCGACCCACACCTCGGAGCCCTTCTCCTTCACCGCCTCGAACATGGGGTTGTCCGCCGCCGTGTAGGCGCCGTTATCGAGGTACCAGAACGGGGCCAGGGTGCCCTCATAGTTGCTGCCGCCGGGGACCGACGCCGTCGACTCCTCATCGACCGCGGGGTCGTTGACGGTGTCCGACGCAGACGGGGAGAAGCGGTAGCTGCTGGCGGCGTTCATGCTCGCAGCGTCGATACCCGCAGTCAGTTCCGCGACAGTCAGCGCGTTCATGTCAGCGGGCGGAACGGTCATCACGGAAAGCTTGATTCGCTTGTCGGCGAGTGTCTTCACTCCGGCCATTGGTTACTCCTGTTCGGTGTTGGCCTCAACGGCCGGTTGTTCTGCCGGGGGTTCGGCAGGCTTTCGGGGCACGTCGGCGGGCGTCAGGCCGGCGCCGAGCGTGGGATGGGTCAGCCAGTGCTCCGGCACCCAGTAGGGCTCCGGGTGGGACTCGTGGACGACACGGATCTTTGCCATTAGGGCTCCTGTGTGTGTGCTCGGAATTGGGCAGTCACGAAGGCTGGATGGGTGTTCGTGGAGGGGAGCGTCACCTGGCGGTCGGTGACGGCGTTCTGGGCGCTCATGAAGTCGACGACGACAGCCCCGATGCGCTGCGGCGTGAGGCCGGGCGTCAGGGAGTCGATGGCGGCCCGTGCGAGCGCTGTCGCGGCCTGCTCGTTGGCTGCCGTGCATGTGATGCCGACAACCTCGGAGTGCCCGCCCTCGGCGAGTGCGGAGTCGGTCGCGCGGCCGATCGGCGGACCCCACACGGAGACGCGCGGCACGGGAACGCCAGTCATGTCACCGATGCGCACCGTCACCGCAGCCGGCAGCATCGCGTCCAGGTGGTCACGGATCGTGTCGAGCACACTCATAGCGCACCGTCGATCAGGGCGCCGATAGCCTTCGTGAAGTTCGGAATCTCGGCCTCGAGGGCGCCCACGGGGTCGGGCACAGTGCCGCCGCCGCCGTTCGCACCACCGAAGTAGGCGATGTTCGCCAGCGAGCCCGCGCCGCCCTTCTCGGGGCCGATGATGGCAGAGAAGCCACCCTCCTCGAGGTCGTAGGAGATGGTGTAGTCGAAGCGGAAGTGCGTCGACTGATCGGCCTCTTCGCGCATCTGGTTCTTGATGTTGAGTGCGCCCTTCGACACCACCGCGGGCACCTTCGAGGACACCCGAGAACCCGCGCCGCGCAAGTCCGCGGCCAATGAGCGCACCTGGGAGGTGTCCACACTGATCCGGCTCACGGCGTCACCTCCCACGGGGGAACGTTCTCGCCGATCGCCTCGTCGACGAAGATCCGGTATGCGGTCGCGTGCTCCTTCACCGGATAGCGCTGCACCACCCGGAAACTGCGGCCCACCATCAGCGGATCAGTCGAGTCGATGATCGTCACAATGTCGCCCGGCAGCGACGAATACGCGCCCGCCGGCAACTGCACCGTCGACCGCTGCACCACAACCGACGAACCCGCCGACTCGACACTCGTCTCGTGACCCTCAAAGGTCTGCATCTTGCAACGCCCGATGTACACATCCCCGTACTCCGGGGTGACCGTGAAGTCCGGGTTCGTCACCGTGCCGCCCGTTGCGCGCCGGATCACGCACTCGGCCGTCATCTGCGCCTCAGCCAGCCGACGGCCACGCCGGGCAGCGCTCACAGCACCCACGGCCACGCCACCCGGTCTGGCTCGAACGACGGACGCACCGAGAACGCGCCACCAGCAGCGCCCGGCACAAGCTCGGCCCACTCATCCGCAGTCGGCCACAAATCCGCAGCCTGAGAGCCGCGGTCGTAGTAGTAGTCGTCGACCCGCTCCGACCTCAACCCCTCCGGGTTGAGCACCTTGCGGGCCACAACCGCGGCCACCACCAACTGCACCGTGCGCAGATAGGTGGAGTCCGCGACACGCACGGCGAGATCCGGGATGCGCTGCGCGATCCGGCCCTCCACGCGATCAATCCAGGCGGACACCTGCTTAGTTTCTTCGGCGGTGGTGATGGTGCGGCCAAGCTCCGTCGCCACGTCATCGACGCTGCTGTACAAGGGCATGACCGCCCCACCTCCCCGTCTAGGACCGCTTGCGCGGTGAGCGCTTCACGGTCTTGGGCTTCTCGTTGGTCTCGTCGGTGTCGGGTTCGGGCTGCTTCCACCCGAGTCGCTCCGCGAGGTGGCGCGGAGCGGTGACCTTGGACCCGCTAGCGAGTGCGAAGGTCACCACCTCCGTGCCGCTCATCAGGCCGCGTTCTCCAGGCGGACGAACGCCTCTTCGTCGGCCAGGACGAAGCCGTACTCGGCCTCGGCCAGCACCACGACGAGGTTGTTCTCGAACGCCGACACGAGCTGCCCGTTGATGGTGACGGTCGCCTCGGTCGAGATGCGGTAGTTGATGCCGCCGACCGCGCCCCAGGCGCCCTTCGTGAAGTCGCCACCGAAGCCGACGACCGGACGGGCAGCGGCCACGCCGGCGCCGTCGGGATCGTAGGAGGCGCCGACACCCTCGCCCATGTAGGACGGGCGGTTGAGCAGACGGCCCGGACGGGCGATCGCCTGCGACATGTCGTCGGTCGGGAGCTCGACGTACAGCGGGCGCCCATTGGCGTCCACCGCGCCCCACAGGTCGGGCTCGAGCGAGTCGTCGAGGCCCCATCCGGTGAGCTTCTTGCCGTCGTTGACGAGCAGACGCATCGCAGCGACGAAGTCGCCGTGGATGCCGCCGTTCGCCTGCGTGGCAGTGCCGATCTCGACGGCCTTGCTCGTCTGCGCGAGGTGCTTGTCGAACGGGCCGGTGCCGGTGCCGTCGCCGCCGACGTTGTAGCCGACGGCGTAGTCGAACGCCGTGGCGAACGCTCCCGCGAGAGCCGGGCGGAGCTGCTCGTTGATGCCGCCGGGGTTCGCCCGGACAACCTCAGCCGACAGGACCGCGATCGCGGCCAGCTTCTTCGGCTCGATCTGGAGCAGGCCCATGCCCATGTCGGTGGTGGGCTTCTTCTGCCCCTCACCGACCCAGTTGGCGGTCGGCTTGCCGGTCACGACGGGGATGGACTGCCCGTTGATGCCGAGTGGCACTCGACGGAACAGCTGCTGGAACGCAGACTGGCGCTGCGCCTCGTTGAAGATGGGCGCCGACATCTCGGGGGTAAGGAACCCCGAGAAATCGGAGCGGCTGGTTGCGGCGGTAATCGCCATGGCTTGTCCTCCTTGGACGAGTAGTTAGGTACCCGCCCACGGAGGGCGGACGGGTCGGTTAGAGCCCGACAGCGGCCTTGAGCGACTCGGTGAGCGCATCGGAGTTGAGCGCGGGCGGGGTGCCCTGCCCACCGCCCTGCGTAAGGTCCGGCTTCGGGGACTTCGGCTCCTGGACGCGCGCCGCGAGTCGAGCCGCCTGCGCAGCCATCGCCTCCTCGGTGCCGCCAGTCAGGAAGATTTCTGCGTCCTCCTGAGAGATGCCGTGCTGCGCGGCGAGGCGGTATCGCATCGCCTCCCGCTGCGCCTCCGCGGCTGCCGCCTGAGCGTCAGCGGCGGCCTTCTGCGCCTTCTCGAGATCGCTCAGCTTCTCCGCCTCAAGGGCGTCAAGCTGGGCCTTGAATGCTGCGGCGTCCTTCTCGGCCTGCCTGCGAGCTTCGCGCTCAGCCTGCAACGCCTTCTTGCCGCCTTCACCGAGGTCCGCAGGCTCCTGGGCCTGGTCCTCGACGGCGGGCGCCGAATCGGTCGGGGTCTCTGACATGGGGGTTCTCCAAATCGCTCGGATGACACCGCCCCGCATCGCGCGGGCCGGAGGAATGGGGGCGGCTAGTACGAGGTGATCCAGCCGTAGGTGTGCAGCAGCCGCTTCGCGTCCTCGCGGTCGGATGCCAGCTCGTAGATGGTCGACGGCATGATGCGCACCGGCATGTTCTTCGGCGTCGCCGCACCGTGCGTCGCCAGAATCCGCTTGTACGCGAACCCGCGCTTCGTCATGCCCTCATGCGTGAACTTGACCGTCTTGCCGCCGATCTGCGCCTTCTGGACGCTGCCCTTGCGGCGGTAAGCGTTCACGAGTTGGTACGGGTCAGCGCCATCACGCCACGCCTGCGCGTTCGCCTTCGACCCCAACACTCGCGCCAACTCGTCGTCATCGAGCCCACGCAGGTAGTCGTCCGGCTTCGACCTGTCATCGACATAGCCCTTGGCCGCCGGAACGTGGATGCAGTCGCAGCCAGGATGCCGCTCGAACGCTTCTTCCGACTTGTAGACGATCCCCGCCAAGATGATGCAGGGACCACACGACGGCGGATTCAACTGCCGCACATACAAGCCGACCTTGCGGGCGTGGCCGGCCATCTGCTCGATGCCGCGGTGCGTATCCGACAACGCCGTGCCCACTGCGGTCGTCAACCACTTGCCGGCAGACTCGAGCGCCACCACCGGGGGAGCGCCCGCGGCGACCTGCTTCTTCGCGTGGATCGGTGCGTAGTCGACCAGCGACTCCACCGGACGCCCATCGCCCGCGACACCCAGCCACGCAGCCGGGAGCGCCGCGTACTCCGCAGCCGACGCACCCGG